TTTTAGTACCAACACCATCAGCACCAGATACTAAAACAGGTTCCTCATAACCAGAAGGAACCTTAAACATACCATTGAATCCACCAATGGTAGGTGCTTTCTTTTTGAGTCTTTCTACAAAAGCATTACCTGCTTCTATGTCCACACCAGCAGTTTTATAATCCATCAGATTCCTCCAATGCTTTCTTCCAAGCTTCGATTAAGAGTTGCAACTCTTTAATCCTAGACTCTGCATTTTTAATTTTTTCTTCTAAAGGTTTCATGAAAATAATGCGTTGACAGATACTACTTTAGCATTTGGGTTACGTGCAAGTGCAACCTTTCTTGCTTCATCATAATTACGTGCATGTACAGTCTCATTAAAGACCTGTCCTGCTACAAATAGTTTTACTTCACACTTCATAATTTAATAGGACTAATTCCTTCCTTGTTGCTTGATCTATATTATAGCACCCTACGCTCCTCATGGTGTAAGTGTGTGCAAATTCCCCAACTGTCCACTCCCTAAAACGATCCTTTACAATCTGACTTGAATTATATGATACAAGCATAGGTGAAGTAAAGTGATCACATGCCCTTGCAAACTCATCGTGGTCAAAGGTTTTATGCATACCACCCTTCTTACCATAAAGATTATCTTTGATGTCATAGGGTGGATCTAGGTACACAAAAGCACCTTTCCAATCCGTTAACAATTCTTCATAAGATCTATTGGTGATCTTCCAGTTCTCAATGAGTTTTGAGTACTCGCTAAGTCGTTCAATTCCTCTATAGGAGAAGTTGGATTCGGATGCCTGTGGGGAGAACGAGGAAGACTCAGTAAGACCACTAAAGGAACACTTATTAACGATATAAAAAGAGCAGGCTCTATCAAAGTTCGATTTTTCTTTGTCATTTATATTCTCCTTACTAATATTAAAAAGTTTTCTAGCAGTATCCCTATCGGGATGAAAGTTCTTCTTTGAAAGAATAGCAGCCTCAAGATCTTCTCCATTATGCTGTAGTTCTTTCCAGAAGTTTACTAAAGGTTCATAAAGATCATTAACCCAAATCTCTATATCAGGATATCGTTTCGTAATCTCTAATGATACAGAACCACCTCCTAGAAATGGTTCACGAAATTCTCTATACTCATTAAGATTTGGAAGAAACTGTAGTAGCTTTACTACAGCTCTTGACTTACCACCAGGATACCTGAGTGGTGTCTTTAATGACTTTAGAGTTTTCATTAATAAAATTTAGGACGATTAACTTCTACTTCAACTGCATCAAATATTCTATTAAGAGATTCTGCATATGATCTATATCCAGATCCAACATACATCTGTCCTGCAAATACTGATACTGTTGCAGCACCCCAAAACAAATAATAGAATCTGGACTTAACCTGATGTCTTTGTTTCTTCTTTAGTTTAGTCATACTTATTCACCATTATATTAGTTGTAATTACAATCCGTTCCTCATCACTATCACTAGATTCGCATCCATGTGTGACGTGACCAGGAAAGATTAGATAGTCACCTGTCTCTACAGGAATAGTTACTGGATTCTGTTTATGAGTGTAACTAATCTTAGTACTGTCACTATTCAATACAGCAGTACTCATACCTCCAGATGGTTCAACCATAAAGTTGCCACTATCCTTTGGATGATTCAAATAATAAGCACAAACATAATCAACGATTCCGTGATCATGTGGTAGTGTTCTAGCACCTCTGTAATGAACGTTAAACCATGCTCTGTCTATCAAGAAGAACTTATCTTCAGTTCTATTACTTTCCTGTAAATCAACACTATAAAATCCTGTATCAAATACAGGATTGAGCATATGATTTGGAACACGAGTTCGATCATTCACTCTAAAATGAATGAACTGTAAATCATTATACAACTTTTTGTAAAATGGTGCAAGCTCTTCTATCCTATGTGGACGATACCTATCGTAACCAACTGTAGAAAATGAGTTACCCTCCTCTAAAGGAGATTGGATCTGTCCACTACATTGATCTTTTATCAATGATAGATTCTCTTTTATCTCATTATAATTTTTAGGAGGATCAATATGACCTTTCCAAATATATGGAGTGTCAATATTTACAGCATCAATCATCGACTAACTCCAGATCATGTATACAATCAACAGTAACTTCATGAGTATCAATACGATACCAATGTTTATTAACACCCAAAACATCAGGATAGAATCCAAGATACTCTATGTCCTCAGTTTTATTCTCACGTAACCATGCTTGCAACCTATGGTGCATTAAATCATCTTTAGTAATTTTCATTTGAATTCACCCATAATGTCTTTTTCTATGGCAAATAGGGCATAATGGTATGCACTTTGCCTTTTCACAAATAAGTTTTTCTCTACCATATCTAAACTTACCATCACCCAAGTTAAATAATTTTATAGTACCAGGCAAATGATGATACTCTAAGTATTCAGTAGTTGTTTTACCAACAGATGCACAGTCCACACATACATCATCTTTTGTCAACTCTAACCAGAACAGTTTTTTTCTTGCTCTTTGCTCTGCTGATTTCTTTTGATTTTTCTTTTTAAACTCTGGATCATCCTTTCTTGCAGCATACCAATTTGCTTGAGATTGTGTTTGTTTATCTCCTGTATAAATCGGGTCTAATTTAGTTCCATGTGTCATTTGAATTCACAACTCATCATAATTTCTGTAAGACATGCTAGTAAGTTAATCTCATGATCAGCAACGATAGTAGCATCTTTCATGTACCTTGCTATTATAAGAACTGCTTCAGGAATTGAGGCAGGTTGTAGAACAGTATATGTACTGTCATATATCTTACGGAATATGGTAGTGGGATCACTATCCATATGCTGAACTACCCATCCCTTAACAGTCTTAAAGTCTTTCTTCTTTAATGCCGAAAGCAGACTATCAAAATTAATATCAGCAACGTCAGCAAGAATAGCTGCATCAATGGCTCCACTAGCAGAATAGCGTTGACACTCATTGATAACCCTACGCCAGTCAGGATAATACCTAGTAATAAGTTTAGCCAGAACTTTATCTTCAAATGTAACATCTTCTGTTTTTAATATATTTCTAAGACGATCAAAGAACTGTCCTTGTAATGGTACAGACTGTCCGTTCTTCACACGAAAATCTATAACAGTACAACGTGAATGAAGTGGTTCAATTATCTTATTGACAAAATTACAAGTAAGAATAAATCTACAATTATTGTGATACTCCTCTATAGCAGACCTCAGACATAATTGAACATCGTTGGTTGTGTTATCTGCCTCATCTATTATAACGACCTTATGGGACGTTCCAGAGGTCAATGAGACGGTTGTAGCAAACTGTCTAATCTTATTCCTAGCAGTGTCAAGGAACCTACCTTCATCCGATCCATTGATCAAAATGTAAGATGCTCCTATCTCATCACATAGAGCTTTAGCAATAGTTGTCTTACCTACACCAGCAGATCCAGACAACAAAAGATTGGGGATCTCACGCTGCTCTACAAAACCCTGAAAAACATTCTTAATGCTATCAGGTAAAATACAATCCTTAACTGTAGAAGGACGGTATTTCTCGACCCATAAAAAGTCTTTACTCATTATCTAATACTAGGTTAAATGAAAAGGTCATACGCATTGTAGCACTAGTAGATGGTTCTACGCAATGCTGTATGTACGGTGGGAAAAGTATCACATCACCATCCTTGAGATCAGGTTTCAACTTATCAGCAAAGTACTCTTGAAATATAGGACTTGCATGTGGAAACTTATGTACTCGATTGTTACAATCTGGACGGAAGAATGTTGTTGGAGTTGCTCCTCTGTAGTAGTAAATACCACACCAGTAAGGAGTTCTCTTAAAGCATCCATTCAAATGTGTATGTGGTTCTTGTCCTTGTTGCTCATGATAGATGTTATACCAGAAGTGATCAAAACTAAATTTATCTGGCAACTGATATTCTTGGAAGATCTCTTTCATTTGCTCTCCCAAATCTCTCATGAGATTGTTTCTTTCATCACGAAAGACTACAGGATCATCATCTGGTATTCTAGGAAAAGTAGAATTGACAGATTCAATCCATCCATCAGGTTTCCTATCCATCTTCTCAACCATAGGAAAATCATACTTACTATGATTCTCAAATCTAAATGTGAATATAGGGCAAAAGAAAACTTGATGTAATAGCATTAGGGTTCCAATGCAATGTAGTACTTAAGATTTAATTTCTCATTAGTCCACTCAGAGATAAGCTTGTTAGATACTCTAGTTGTAAATACATAACTATCATCTGGTTCATCCTTATTGAGAACACGATTGAGATCAATGATTCTAAGATTCTCTACCTTAACATCAAGTTGTAAGTTTCCTTCACAGGATCCGTTAACCTTCTGCTTGTAGTTGTTACTAGTATCATTCTCTCTATCTCTAACAACCAATCTGATATCACCATTAGCACATTCAAATGTAAGATCAGGAACACGAAGAACATCCATAGATGCTTTCCTAAGACTAACCATATCATCGTTTGTGATAGTGAATTCCAAATCAGGATCTGGAAAGTTAACACTCTTATCAGGTGCTGACTTCAATGTAATCTCTGGATCTGAAAAATAATAACGAACTGATCTATGTCTATCTCTGATAGTAACATAATCATCAGAATCAAACTCAAGATAAGGATTATCAAAAAGTGCAAGACTCTTTAAAAACTGACCAAGATCATAGATAGCAAAGTCTATTGGAAAATCTTCCTCGCATGTATATTCTGCTAGGATATTCTCTGCATTACTAATAGTTTTAATTGTATTACCTTTACGGAATACAATAGACTGATTGATATCTACGAAGTTGGTTAATACACCAATCGTTTCTTTTGTTAACTTAACTTTACTTGTCATAATCTACTGAAAAGGATGTAGGGTTGTTAGCGTTAATCTGGTCTGCTTTAGCTTGCTTATCACTAAAGTGACAAAGGAGAATAGCGTAATGAGCAATCTTAATGATGTCCTTACGTGCTGTACCCTTCCTATCATAACGTGAAGCATATTTCAAAATATTAGACCTACAGAATGCTTCAGCATCACCAACAGAATCAATGAGATCTAATGTTTGAATCCCATTCTTACTATAGTGAGCACTGTAGGTACTACTGATATAATCTGAGATCTCTTTGAGGATCTCGTTTTCATTATATTTCAAGGTTTCCAGACATATAGTATATCATTATAATAGCACTCTCTCTTGAATCCGTCAAGATTGACCACCGTGAACTTTGTTCCATCGCCACTAAGGACTTTACTTGGAGCAATAGTACAGTGGTTATCCCTGACAGTAACCAGTTGACCGATTAGACTACTCATTTATTTCCCCCAGATAGTTTCGACTTAACAAATCCAATGATAACTTTAAACAATGATTTACTTGCATTACCTTTGAGTTCATCAAACAAAAGCATATTTAATCTGAAAGCATTATTAGCTTCTGCTATCAATGCATCAACTTGTGATTGATCTAACTCTAATGTATCTAGTGTTGAGCGATATTTCACTTTCCATTCTTTAGCATTATCTATTCTAGGAAAGTCATAGAATCTTAATCCTTCACCGTCAGGTGGTTGTAATGCATTCTCTGCTATACCTTTAAGAATCTGACCACCTGAAAGATCACCAATGTATCTTGTATAATGATGTGCTATCAAAAGATATGGATTATCTTTTGCAACTTCATTAAGTCTAGCAACATAGGTGTTGCAAGGTTCTGATGGTTTTGCAAGATCTCTCCACATAGGACCATAATAATATCTAAGATCTAATTCTAGTCCTGATGTACGAATTAGATCCACTTGCCATTGTTGTAATACTCTAGCAAGAGGATCTTTAGTATCTTGAATCAACCTCTCCATTGTGGAATACACAAAGTAAAAGTCTGTAATTAATTTACGGTATTCTTCTGGATCGAGAACACCCCGAAGGAAGGAGGCAACGAATTTAGTATTCTCCGCTGCCGAATGGGACTCCTTAGTTCCTTCCTTTAATTGTTTTGCTAGATCTATCATCCTAATTCCTGAACTTCAGTTTCTATCTCTGCATCTATCTTATCATACAATTCGATAAATGACTGCTTTGTTTCGTCATCGAAACGATTGACGCAAACTTTGATTGCTTTTAAACGATCATTCCAAATTGCAAATGCACGAATGATGTGTACTAAACGACGAGTTGAAATAACTTCATCTATACCACCATCTCTAAAAGTCCTACGAATAATGTCAGACCAGTTAGCGAGGTTCTCACAGAAGTTCTCGTCTAGTACGCCAAGACTACCAGCAACCTTTTTAAGTATCTTGGTTTCAATAGTCACTGTAGGATACTCTTGCTCAAATGTCAAGGCGAATCTTTCAAGGAAGGCTTCATTGAGCACGTTAGTTCCAATGAATCTTCCATCGTCTGAACCCTTACCCTTAGTATTTGCGGTTGCGACGATGTTGAATCCTGGTCTTGGTCGAACGAACTTTCCAATTTTTTTAAGGAAAACACCAGTTCCCTCAAGGATGCTTTGAAGGCAGAGGATCTTGTTAGAGGCAAGGTCGATTTCGTCAAGGAGCAAGACTGCACCTCGTTCGAGAGCTTCAATGACTGGGCCATTGTGCCATACGGTTGCACCGTTAACAAGACGGAAACCGCCAATAAGATCATCTTCATCTGTTTCAATAGTAATGTTTACACGAATAAGTTCTCTACCTAATTGAGCACATGCTTGCTCTACACTAAGTGTCTTACCATTACCAGAGAGTCCAGTAATGAATGTTGGATAGAACATCTTAGATCCAATGATCTTCTTTACATCAGCAAAGTTACCAAATGGTACATAGTTTGGATCCTTAGTTGGTACAAGGTTCTCTTCTACAACAGGTGTTGCTGGTAGTCCTTCATAGACTCTTTCTAACTTCTCAGCAACAGATAGGTTCCACTTACCTCTTTGTATCTTTTGAAACTGTGGAAGTTTATTAATTCTTTTAGTAACGCTCTGTACTTGTACACCAAACTTTGTAGCGAAGCTTTTAACGTTATCGCTGGTAACGACCTCTCCGTTCGAGGAAAGAAAAGAGACTAGATCTTCATCTGTAAATTTCGCTTGAAATGGCATTGCTTTGTTTGTTCTGTATGTTTATAGTATAGGATAATATGAGAGGAATGGGGAAGATAATGGACACTTCCCCAACTGTCATGCTACGTGTGCTACGAATGAATTAAGTAGCTTCTTATTAGTAGACTTTTTCTTGAGCATCTTCTTAAATGCTTTTGTAATCTGTCCCTTAGTTGCATCCTCAGCAACATCAAATTCAGTATCACCATCCAAATCTTTATTGGATATAGCATATAAAGCAGTGTATCCTTTTGGTTCTGGTATGATTGCAGACTTCTCTTTCTTCCACTGTCTTTGAACATCCTCGTAATGTTCATATGTAGCATATCTTCCAACGTAACTAGAAAGATCTCTACCATTAAGAAGACGGATACCGATAACATTTACACCAGCATTTCTATCACGAACCTGCTCAATTAAAGTAACTGTTGCCATTGTATATCCATTGAACGGATTATATACTCTACCAGTATTACGATCACGTAAGCATACATCATAGTCTATACCATATGGACGAAGAACTTCTTCACCTCTATGCTCATAAAATGTTTGCTTACCGTATGAAGAACTACATGCTTCACCATCACTAAGTATGCATACATTTACTTTCTGTAAATCATTATCCTTTTTAAATTGAGGAACAACATAATTCATCATTACGATTGCTTCATTCAAAGGAGTTCCAGAAAGATTTAAACCTGGTGTATAACGGTATCTAGTACTGTATGTAATACTATAAGCTTCTCTCCAGATATTCTTACACATACGCTCATAGTCTTTACCATTTGAACGAGAAGAAATAAAGTTCATCAAAGTAAACTGTCTAGGATTAATATAGAACTTATCTCTTTCTAATCCCTCATGATCTCTATAATCATAACTGTAAAATAATTCTTGATAATCTTCTTTCTCATTACACATAGCACGTTCTGCAACCTCCCACTCATTAGTGAAAGCATATACTTCAAATGGGATCTGAACTTTCTTACAGAATGCAGTCAAGTTAAGTAACTGTTTTACAGTAGCAAAGATCTCATTCTGCATAGATCCAGACCAATCAAGAATAAAGATTAGTCCGTGATTCTTCCCATCAGGAACAACATTAATTCTCTTAAATAAGTCTTCGTTGAATTGATAAGTATGAAGCTTCTTTGTATCGAGAACCCCAGTACGAGCAGAACCAGTACGAGCATAATTGTCAGCTGATTTCCTACATTCAAATTCTTTAACCAAGTAGTTAACTTCTTTCTGAGATTGTTTACGGAATTCACGATACTCCTGATCAACTTTATCATAGGATGTTCCCCAAATATATCTTTGATCTTCATCTGCTTTTTCAAATGCATTCTCATCTACATTCTGATCTATCCATGCATGAACCTTTTCCCAATCAGCAATGTATCTATCTAACTTGCAAGGTAACTTATCAGGAATTTCAATGTATGATATTGGTCTGCCAAGATTAGGAGAATTTAATTCTTCAGAAGATTCATCAAATGCACGTTGTGTTTTAGATTTTTCAATATCACTATGCTCACCACCAGCATTACCACTGGTAGGATTATTCAATTCTTCAAGTAATTCTTCATCTGTCATATCATCAACTTCTTTCTTACTACCCTTACCTGACTGACTAACTTCAAATTCTTCATCACTATCTTCATTATTACCTTCTTCTGCTCCACCTTGTTCTGCACCTTTAAGAGATTCTACTTCTTCTCTATTAAGTTCTTCTTGTTGTGCTTTAACATACTCATATATGTCTTGAGAAAGAGTACATACTTCATCAAAAGTTTCTGTAGTCTCTGAACGTGTTACAAATACTTTTTCTTCATCAGAGAAAGGAATCATTGCACTAGCACCAACCTTATAGTTAAGATTGATACGGTCAATCAATTGAAGTTCCTCATAATCTATGCTACTAACTCCAAAGAAATCATTAGCATTAAGTTCACCATAACCAAGATAAAAACTCTTTGTTAAACCAGGATACTTACGCTTCATTAACTTCTCAATACGTACATCCTCTACTACATTAATATAATCTTGAGGGCATGTTGTTGGTGGTTCAATGTTTGGAGTATAAAGTGCATGTCCTACTTCATGACCCACAAGCATATCATATACAACACTACTTGCTCTATCCCAGTTAGGTAGAGTCAATACCCTGCGTTCAACATCGAATGATGCTGTATCTACAGTGCGATGCTCAACTACTAGGTTCTCTGTCGCTAGTAGTCTTGCTAAATTTCCTTTGATTTCCTGCTGTGACATGCTTGACTTTGTTTGATATACACATGATAACAGAAAAATACCCTAGCCAACCAGTGAGTGTGTCACTTCGTGAACTGTCTCACTAATGGTCGAATAGTTCTTAACTTTCTCAGCAGTAATAGTTCTATCAAATTTATCACTAAGTAGTTCCTTGTGACTTATGACAAAAACATTAGTGCTATCATCGAAATTACGTAAGATCCAACCAAGATCAGAAGCACCAGATTGGTCAAGCGAGCCGTCAAATATTTCATCTAAGATAAGAAGGTTAGTGTCCACGCTATTTTTAAGTTTAGCAACAGAACGCCAAGTAAGCAACAAAGCAATATCAATTCGAGCTTTTTCGCCCTCCGAGAAACTGTCATAGGAAAATACATCCCGATACCTACTCTTAATTATTTCTTCAAAGTTCTCATCAAGGGTAAAATTGACATAAAAGTCCATGGACTGAAGATACTTATTGATCAATTGATTCATAGCAGGAAGGTATGTCTTGATGATTCTAGTCTTGATACCATTATCTTTTAGTAACTGACTAGCAACAAATAAAGTATCCTTATCTTTCTTACCAACAGATAGCTGCTGCTTCAATCCTTTCTTATCTTTTATAAGACCTTCCAACTTAATAAACTCTGCTTTCTTATCTGGATTAGTTCCTTCTAACTCTTTAATCTCGTTATCTATATCAGTGATTGATTTTCTTATGCTAGTAATCTGATAGTTCGCTTGACTAATAGAAGAGTTACGGTTAAGTACATCTTGTGATAGTTTTGTAAACTCATCTTCTCTTTCCTCTTCTTTTTTAATTGCAGATGCAAGATCATCCAATCCTGTATTCAAATTATTTAATTCATCCTCACCTTCTTTTATTTTACCTTCTCTAAATTCATCATTTAATTCTTGTGTACATGTAGGACATACATGATTGTCCTTAAAGAACCCATGCTCTTTCTCACATGCAGATAATTTAGTTTGTATTTTAGTAAGGAATTTATTTAACTTCTTAAGTTTAGTCTTAGAGTTTGATAACTCTTCCATCTTAGCAGACAACTCCTCTACTTCTTTGGTAAGTCTTTCAATCTCTATAGTATTCATTGTCTCATCTTCCATCAAGCATCCCTTCTTCTCATTCTTCTTATCCACTTCCTCCTTATTTCTTTTCTCCATATCAAACATATACTTCTTCTGAAGATCTATCTTCTCTTCCAAAAGATGTACTTGATAATCTAAATCTTTAATCTCTTCATTATTCTCTCTAACCTTATCCTTCAATCTCTGATTCATAATAGAGAACACTTGAATATCTAAGATATCCTCAATGATCTCTCTACGTTGAGGAATAGAAAGCTTCATAAAAGGAACAAAGGTACTGGATCCTAACACCACGATCTGTGTGAAGGACTTAAAGTTCATCTTCAGTACATTCTGTTCTAGATTCTTCTGTTGATCTACTGCTTTAGAATCTTCATCCCATTGCTCTCCATTACAATAGATCTCAAACTTATTAGGTTTAATACTCCTATGGATTTTATAATCATTCTTACCAATACTAAATTCTATTTCAACTACAGTATCTTTCTCGTTGATACTGTTGACCAACATACTCTTACTAATTTTTCTGAATGGTCTACCAAACAACGAAAAGGTCAACGCATCTAAGATGGTTGACTTACCAGCACCATTAGTGCCAACAATTAAATTTGTTCTAGAACGCATCAAATCAACTTCTGAAAATACATTCCCTGTTGATAGGAAATTCTTCCAGCGAACTTTTTTAAAAAGAATCATTTATCAGTGGCATCATCTATGGGTGGTACTAATAGGTCATCAGGAGATACGATGGTAAATAATTGTCCTCGCTCCTGACATGCTCCTATTATAACATGGTCTTCAATCTCTAATACTTGCATAGGTGGATAGTCTGGATCATTATCCAATTGATAACAATACCTCTCAGCATCATCCTCAACTTGAAACAATGGAACGATCCTTTGTTTTGGATTACTGCCTGACCACACAGAGAATACCCCTTCTGGTTGATCCTCTAGGGTGACAATAAACATTAAACTACCTCACAACTTTCAATATATAGGGATCTCATTAGTTTCTTTAGGTCTGATTTATCTACTGCTATCTCTACCTCATCAATATATTCATTGAGTAAAGTAAGAGTATCTTTAGTAGATACTTCTAGATCTTGTTTCTCGTCTTCACTGACAAGAGTCTCTACGATTTTAACATCATACACTCCTGCATTATAAAGACGATCTACCAGAGTTTCAAACATCTGATAGTTTTGCTTTTCTTCTACAATAATTTTGATAAACTTATTCTTGTAGAAAGAAGCATCAAGTTTATTGTAGTCATGCTCAGTATCATTATAGAATACTTTTTCAAATATTTCAAATGGATTCTTAATGAACTTAAGTTTATCAGTTTCCGTATCATAGATATGGAATCCTCTTTGATCCTTATAATCATTCCAGAACATCTGATATGGATTACCTAAGTACTGGATGTTTCCTTTCTTTGATCTATGATGAAAATGACCAGACCATACTCGATCAAACCTTTTAAATTTAGATGGTTTAAATCCACCGTGATCAAATTTCATTCCAGGTGTTACTTCAAACCCATCAATTTCTAAGTGACCACAACATATATCAGCATTACTAGTTTCTAAAAACTTATCTGATATTTCTGAATTGGCATGATTAATCCATGGCAATAGTAGAAAATTCTTACTACCAAATGAACACTCATAAGGTTCACTGAATATTCTAATATTGTCATACTGTTCTAACAATAACTCAGGGGAATTAATATGACTACTGTTCTTATAGTATGTCGTATGATTCCCTAGAATCATGTATACATCATACTTTCTAAGTCTGTCAAAATAATGCTCCTTAATACGAGCAAAAGTATTAAAGTCCAGAGACTTTCTATTATCAAATGTGTCGCCCAAATCAAGGACAGTGGTGATACCCTCTCGTTCAAGAGTTGGGAAAAATATTTCATCATAAAATTTTTGGAAAAAATTCCAGAACGGAAGAGAACCCTTACGTCCATCTAAATGTTGATCGGTAATTACTGCTATCTTCATACTAACTGATCTAGTGTGTATAAACTAATCAACTCCAATTCATTATCTAAAAAAGTAAAAGGATCATGCTCCTTCCTATCAATGATAGTAACTACTTCCTTAACATAATAACCAGCATCTCTCAATTTATTCACTGCCAGTATAGCAGATCCTCCTGTAGTAATTACATCCTCTAGGACAGTTATTTCAGTGTCCACTGGATGAGGTGGTCCTTCTACCCACGCAGAAGTACCATGTCCTTTAGGTTCCTTACGTACTATCATAGCATCAAGACCACCTAGAACTGCACAACCACATACTAAGGGATCAGCACCAAGAGTTAAACCTCCTACTACCTTAGTCTTAATAACCTTAAGAAGAGCCGCTGATGTTAACTGTAATCCCTCACCAGATAAGATAACAGGTTTACAATTAACATAGTGTTCACTGGTCTTGCCAGATGACAACTTGAACTCTCCTTTACGATATGCTTTTTCTTTTAATAGAGTTAAAAGTTTATCCATTTAGTATTAATAGTATATACTGCTTTATTATTAGGATACAACTCTCTTAGTTTTTTGACTACTGCAAGTTGTACTTCAAGAACATTCATAAGGTTTTATAATAATACGATTGTTTTTATAATCTGCTTTAAATTCTAATTCAAGGTCATGTTCCCACATGAGCTCTTCATATAATGCATTGAGACGATCCATGTCCTCCCAAAGATTATTGATGTGTTCGGGCAAATGATCATCTTCAGTCATCGGTTCATTTTAGTTTCAATGTTTTCTTTGATGCTACCCATATCAGAATGTGAAGCGTTCATACCTGACATGTTTCCAGAATGTCTATCAGTATGCATTACTTCATCAAAGCCTGATTTTTCTAGTATCTTATTTTTAATTTCTAATTGCTTTTTCTCTTTTTGAATACGTCTTAAGAAAGCATAATATATTATTTGAGTAAAATAAGCAAATGGATTCTTAGATTTCTCAGGATCAAAATTTAAAATATATTGTATACAATTCTCAACACCATCTGAGATCATATCATCCCTAAACATATAGTTTACAAAGTTTGGTTTATATGATAGGTGTGTAGCGATCTTTGAAAAACAACTACCCAAGTATTCGTAACATCTTTTGAATTGTACTGAAGTCCTGCGATCCTTATGAAATCTAAAATGTCTAATAGATTCTATATGAGTCTCGTGACCTAAGTTTTTTCCTTCTAGAAAATAATCTCGCAACTGTATAACGTTCGCAAGAAACTCCTTGTTATTGACGTAGTACTCGGTTTTCTTTCTTGCCATTCGTGCAGCCATGTGTGAATTTAAACCTGTACAAAGTATAGCACCCGAAACCAATTTTGTAAAGGGGGCTTGACACGTAGCCACAAACGCAGTAGACTAACTCTGTCAAGGGTTGAAGGGGAGAACTAGCTTAGCTTTTTTTATAGATATCCTCTAAGTTCCTTTTGGTTTCCTTGATGGAACCTAAGTAACCTGAAGAACGCGAAAGTTTTTGACCATGCTGAGCTCCTTTACCTGATGCTATACGTTGTAAGGTTTGTTTATAAAAAGTTTTAATAGTATCATCTGTTTCTGTGACAGTAACAATATGACTTCTATTAATAATATACATGTCATCAAAAGAAGCAGCAACCCATTCTTTGAGGGAGAACCCTGCAACTTCTAGGTTACCTTTTCTAGTACGAGCAGTTTCTACTTGTAATGGGCTTTGTAAAAGAACCTTATCTTCATCAGGGAGATAACATACAGTAGATATTATTTCTTCAGATGATATAAGCTTGAGAGTTCCAATGAACTCTTCTTCAGCTACAGTAAGATCCTTTTTATCCATTTCTTAAACTAATTCGTACAACCTCATATTTAAAATTCTCGTCATTATAGATGTTAACTCTTTCATTGAGATGCTTCAGAGTATAATTCTGACCCCCGATATCATCAGCGATATCATAGAGTGTTGCCATATCTTTACCTTCTCCTTTCCTTAGTACTCTACCTATTGACTGAAGATTTCGTATTCTGGACTTTGACGGTGACGCGAAGACGATGTTATGTAATCGCTTAATATTAATACCAGTACTAAAAGTCCCATACGACGCAACAATAACGGCATTGTCTTCTTCCTCTGTTATTTTACGGACTTCCTCTCGGTCCTCCACATCAACTCCTCCGTGTACAAAGAATACTTTTCGCGGAGATGTTACAGAATTATTTATCATTTCATATAATGGTTCCCCATGCTTCTCTACGTAGTTAAATAGAACTAGGGTATTGCCGTCCAAATCTTTTACTAGATTTTTAATTAGATTATTTCTTGCTGTATGGTTAACCAAATAATCTATCTCATCATGGAAAGACTCAAACATTTGAGGATCATGATTACATAGTAATATCTTGATTCTAAAATTTGATAGGTAGCCAGACTTGATTAAATCGTCAGTCTTTGTTACTCTATCACAAGAACCGAAAAGACCTTCCAATACCCACTTGTGTGTTTTACTACCATCTAGTGTACCAGTAAAACCAAATCTATATTTCGCATTGTGAAGTTTTGTCATTATTCCTGTCAATGACTTAGACTTAAACAGGTGAGCTTCATCACCAATAACACAGTCTATATCATCAAAGTATCTTTTAGGGAATTTGTAAATAGATTGCCAAGTTGATATGATAATAGGCTTATCAGTATTCTTATCCTTCCCACCATATATTTTATGAACATGAGCATCAGCATCCCAACCGTAGTCAATGAAGTCGTTGACCATCTGCTCCACAAGGGAAGTAGTTGGGACGATTATAAGTATCTTCTTTGCGGTGGCGCAATAGTATCTGACTATGGCATAGATCATAAGAGACTTCCCAGATCCCGTAGGAGAAAGAAGTAATTTACGATTAGTTCTTAACGCTTCATGTACTGCTCTGTATTGATAGTCTCTAGGTTTAACCTTAGAGATCTTATCCATGAATACTTTGACAGCTTGTAGCGATACAAACTGATTCACTTCTCTTATGTCACCATACCACTCATCCTTTTCTACTTCGAGTTGGTAGTCATGCTCTTGTACAAAACCTAATAATTTATTGTATAGACCTGCTGGTAAATCTCCAGTAGCAGGAGAATACAAACGTATAGTTCCATCCCAGTACTTATATCTGGGATTTCTTTTTAGGAACTTTGCTTCTGGTACTTCAAATGAGAAGTAGTCTGCTAGTTCACGATGGATGTATTCTTCATCCGTCTTTATACTAACGTAAACTTCGTTCTTCTTTTTTATAGAGAGAAGTGCCATTACTGTCCATTAATAAATTTCTCCCACTCAATAGCACTCTTGACTTGGAACCCTCTATTTGATATTTGTTTCATTACCTGATCTAACCAATAAAGCATTTGATCTAGGTATTTAATTTTCGCTTCTAGGTTGATGACTTCATCATCAGACTCTAGATAAACTTTCATCTTCTCAGATGTCTTGATACTATTGCCAAAAGGTTTCTCGGCATATATCCTTGCGTCAGCTTCTCCTCCATAGTACTCACGCTTCTCTCTTACAAGTTTGCGAACTTCAAATTCAAGTGAGGTCTTAATCTGAGATATATCGGTATAGTGGTTTAAGTATTTATTATGGCAGAAAGGTATGTCCAGAGCGACCTGAGCTAGGTCAGCACTGTATTGTTTATTCTTAAACTGGAAGTCTACATGACTATCTTCTGTCCATTCTTCTCTCAGTTTTTCAAATTTATTACGAAGAGTATCAAAATTCATAAAGTAATTGGTTGCATATTCTTGTTAAGTATATGATGCTTCTGATGTTTAAATGTAGCCTGAGCAGTAATATACTCTACGTCAGACATTGTAGCATCAAAGTTCAATGATGTTAAGCTTATAGGAAATACATTTGTATATGATACTACAAATGCTGGATTGTATTGAGAAGTAACTATGTGCAGTTCTGCTTGACTATACTCTTCTTCCTTTGGAGTATTAGCATCATCATCTGCTCTACCATTATCTCGTATCCATTTGTGTATTGAATAGTAGTTCAGCATATCTTCATCTACTATAAATTCTACCTGAAGATCTCCAAACTCTACTCCACCACCAGGAATGATAGGTAAATTTCTGAACCGAGTTGGAACCTCAGTTACAGGCATACTAATATCAGGTACGTTTACTCTTTGACAAAAGAAATCCGTACCCTTAAATTTTTCTAATTTTAAAAGAAACCCTACTGGGTTTAAGAAGTTCCTATTAGTAGGTTGCTCCTTATACCATTCAGCTGCCATTTCAATTCCTAAGATACACTACTATTTAGATGCGTGGTATATAACTCTTGTACTTCTCAACCTGTGGTATTACTTCATGTTCTACTTTCTCTACGATCTGATCTATGATATTAACATCCAAATGCATAAAGGGTGGAATGATACCTAGAATTCTTAACAGACCATCCACAAATAATGCTAGACATGTGAATCCAAGTATCATACTAATGATAGTTGCTTCACGGTTATGCTTTGCCATTGATGCTTCATCTATCTTCCTTGCTTCTTCTACAGCACCTTGAATCAAAATATCAACTTCTTCCTTCGTATAACACAAATGTGGTAAAATCTTTTTGATTGCTTCTTCAGTCATAATCCTCTTCTAACCAAATTGATCTAGCCATCTTAGTCATACGTTCAAGTTTTTTAATTATTGAACGTTGTTTGAGCGTACTAGTCAGCCATATTATAAACCATATCCCTACAGAAAGCAAGGATACCGTAGAAATTATAATAAGAGATAATATAGGTCCGTCAATATTAGTAATCATATTCGTCTAAAATGTCCAAAGCATTATTCAATGCTTGTTGTGCTGCCCACCTCTCCTTGTCATCCCAATTTGGATACCATGACTTATTATCAATCCCAATCTTGATTCGAGTAAGACGAGATTCCATATCTACTTTTTTAAGTCTGCCGTTCATATATGTTCGGTATAAATTGTCAGGCCAAGCACAGGTGAGAGGGCATGTCGAGGTTGTCATACTCTGTACTGATAATCATTATACCATTATTTAATAAAAAAGGGGAGCGTAGTGCTCCCCTTTGATTTGATATCGTGACCGTGTATCACATTAGGTTTGCAACACGTACACGTCTGTAGTACTGGTTACGTGAGGCAGTTAGTGTCTCAGCGTCTGGAGTACCGTTTGACTGAACAACGAATGGGTTAGCAACCATACCGTATCTAGTCTTGAATCCAATCTTGGGTTGGAAGGTTGATGGATCAACGCTTCTTAACATCTGGAGAGGAACATATGGGCAATAGAACAGTCCAGCATCATAAGGTGAAGAACCTTTGTATCCTACAACATAGTAGTGAGTATCACTAACGTTAGCAGAATAAGGGTCAACGTAAACCTTGATACGTCCGTTCATTGTACCTACAAGTAGGTTTCCAGTGTCATCAACTTCACCGATGGAAGGACCACCAGCACCTTGAAGACCTGAAGAGTAGTCAAGAGTACCACTCATAGCAAGAGCAGAAGCTACATCAGCAGAAGTGATGATGAAGTTGCCCTTTCCTCTACGAGTTTGCTGCGCGATAGCGTTAGCATCTCTCTCGATCTGGAACATAAGTCCCTTAAATTTCTCAACTGACCATCTTCCGTTTGAGTCAACGTCTAGGTCAAAGACACCAGCGTTAGCAACGTTGTTAGCAGCACCAGACTTAGCGACTGTGTATACTGTACGAACAACTTCACGGTTAATTTCAGCAAGGATCTCACTAGACAATAGGTTAGCAAGTTCCTGCTCTGCATCAAGACCATGAATTGCCTTCAAGTCTTGTGAGAGTTCTAGTGTGTATTCTGCTTTCAAAGCACGAGTTTTAGCGGTAACCGCTGTCTTCTCGATACTGAAGCTCATTTCGTTGAATAAGGTTGAACCTGATCCAAGAGTTTCAGCGTCTTCTCTGGCAATTCCTGTTGTACCACGCTCATAATTAGCAGCAGTTGTACCGCCACCAGAGGTATCGTTAAGAAGTCCTGGGTTAGCGTCGGTAGTTCCACCATCTCCTAGAGGATAGGTGTTGTCTCCTGTATTATTAGCAGAAACCTGATTGTATGCTCCTGGTCCTTTTGAGGATGCAGAGAAGTTTGAATCAGATTCGTTGTAGAGAGCCTCTGGACCTGCACGTAGTGCTGAACCAGTTTCTTGATAATGACTCTTCATCGCAAAGATTAGTCCAGTAGGACCACTCATTGGTTGAACACCGCAGATATCGTATGCTACGAGGTTAGGCATAGCACGACGAATCAAGCTGATCATCACTGGATCGAAACCAGCAAGTCCACCAGTCTTAGTTGTAAGACCTGAACCTGATAGTCCGTCTCCTCCGATAGCACCTACAGTGTTAGAAGCTTCATTGATCATTCCACGTTCTTCGCGGATTGATTTTTCTGTATTTTCTAAAAGAACAGCTGTGACCGCCTTTCTATAATTGTCTTTGATGGCTCCTGCGCCTTCATGACCTAGAACAGGGTCCCACTTTTCTGTTAGAGCCTTAGCATTAAACATTTTTCTAACTTTAAGTTTATGGGGTTAATATTATTTGTTCCAACGATTTAGTGCATCTAGATATGCTCCCATAGATGGGGTTACATCTTGATCCACTCCTTCGACTGGAGTTTCATTCGCAACCTCAGATGGGGTTACAGTTGATTCCTTGAAGTAGCTCTCTTTGATAGTCGTAACTTTCTTAGAGAAGTCCTCTTCGGAAACGAACTCGATTCCCTCTGCGAGAGCCGCGAGTTTTTCTTTCTGAGTATCTGCCAATCCTTCTGAAACATTCTTCAGAATAACAGTTTTTGCAGACTCGTTAAGACGATTTTGAAGTTTCACGTTAGCTTTGACCTGTTCGTCAAGGCGGGTTTCCATCTCATGTACTTTCTTAACACTATCTTCTACCATATCAACTTTATCATCTGGTATGGAGATGTAGTGTTCTTCAAAGAGATTCTTCAGACCTGCAATGAAGTCTTCAGTAATCTCATTTCTTATTCCGCGATCAACAGCTACTTGATTCTCTTCAAGCCATTGACTTACGGCGTAATTCACTGTGCCATTAACCTCTTCTGAGAGTTCAGATTTTGCTTCCTCAATCTTCTTCTCGGTTTCTTCGGCAAAGTGTTTTACAAGCTTGTCGTACTCTTCCTTGAGTTTTGCTTTCACAGCAGCCTCGAAAATTGTCTTAGCTTTCTCTGCAAACTCTTCGGTGAGTTCTGTTCCCTCTAATAGGGCTTTGATGTCATCGGAAACGTCGAGCTCAAAACCAGCATGGATTGGATATGTTACTTTACCACCATCTCCTGTTCCGTATGCTACCTGAGTACCAACTGTAGGTTGTGTACCTTGATCACCAGCATCATTGATGTTAGAAGTTTGAGCAGTTCCATCGCTTTGTGCTGCCTTAGCTCCTACAGGAGCGGCTGCCTTAGCACCTGGATTCTCTTCTCCATCTTCATCATGCTCGTTAGGTGTCGTTGAACTTCCACCTAAGTCAGTTACTGACTGCCCACCTGGAGCTGCGGATGGATCAACTTTAGGTTGAGTTCCTTGATCGCCAGCATTGCCAGTATCGGCAGTCTGTGCGTCAGAGACTTGGGAAGGTTCGCTACCAGTACCAGGGATAACTGTCGCTTGTACAGTAGGCATTGGATCCTGACTGTTCTCCACAACTATCTCTTTCTCAGCCGCAAACTTCTTGAAGTTTTCGTTCAGTTTATCTGACATTTTTGAGTTCCCTCTTAAGTTTCCGTGTAATTATCTAAGTTTATTTATTCATTCAAAGTTTTGAGAGAAAATCTCCAAAGATTTGTAGAGTTTTTTCCTCAAGGCCACGGCGACTTGCCGTATCCAATTGACCCTTATATTTAGCAACTTCAGTTTCCTTTAGGATACCATTGCTCCACACCCACTCTTTACCTTCCATGATTCCGTTAACGAAAGCATCAGGTGCAGATGGATCTGCAACAATATCAGCCGCTGTTGTAAGCATAAAGTCATCTCTAACAACTGAAACATTTTCAGTTTTATCAATGCTTCCCATCCCTCTAGAGGATACGCCTAATTGAACTCCTTCTCCTAAAAGAGATTTAGCAATCTTACCCATTGGGGTATCAAGGATCTGTGCCTTACCATAGAAGTTGTTACCTTCTGCGCGGAGTTCTGTTATTCTATGAGAGACTCTATCTAAATTAATAGTAGGTCCATCAGGGTGACCAAGTTCGCCTAATGCTCTCTTAGTCTTTACATATTCCTCAGTATACCTTTCAACTTCTCTACTGAGAGTTGCAATAGGATACTTTCTACCATTGCGATTCACAATCTCTGATTGTAAAAAGACACCTTCAATGTAGAGTTTTTTATCAGCACCTTTTCCTTCAGTGATGACCTTTACATTTTCAATCTGTTCCGTTATCAGTTTCATTTGATGGTTCCTCTTCTCCAGTAGGTTCTTGGAAATATGTGTTTGCTACAACTTTCTTGTAGTCTGCCATAGCATCATTTGATTTGGCAAACAACATGTCTTGTATAGCGTCTATAGCGGTAGCTCTTTGTTTATCAGCAATGCTGTTAACAATATCAACCACCCCTACTTCTTGTTTAACTTCATTTTTTTCAGTCATAATATTAAGTTAATATGATTATTTAGTAGAATTAGAAGGTTTAGCCGCAGGTTTAGGAGCAGCTTTCATCTTTTCTATCTCTCGTTTGTGATCATCTTCCGCACTTTGAGCTTCCAATTCAGGAGCAAATGCATCATTCTGACGATCCATTGTATCAAATGTATTGACCTCAGTAGGAGACATAACCATTCCTAGTTCAATCTCCTTATTCATTTGTTGTTCTATTTCCTTATACTCCTTATCCTTTTGCTGGAGTACGTTTCTACGAACGTATTCAATAGAGAAATACTTTCCTACAAATGGATCCATTTGAGTAACAGTCAGCATACGCTGGTTCTGCATTTCAATTTCTTTTAACTCATTGAAATGATTATCAAAGAGGAAGTCATATTGAATATGCTCCTTCATATCATCCCAATCGTCAGGAGCAATTACTCCTTTGAGAATAAGTTGAGTCTTGAGTATGTCTTGGAATAACTCAGAGAATCTCTTACGTAATCTACCAATGAACTTAGTGAACTTAAGTTCGTCACGGAGGACTTCCGTAGTCTTGCCAAGATTAAAACCTTTGTTATCGTCAGTAAGGCGAGATGGTGGAAGGTTAAGCGAGTTATATAACTTCTTCTTAAAATATTCAACGTCTTTAAGTTCTCCAAGATTTTGTCCTCCAGGTAATGTGGTGATCTCTGTTCCTCTACCACCCTCTCTACGAGGTAACCAAAAATCTTCAAGCATACTCATATGCTTTTTATCGTCACGCATCTCACCAGTGTTAGCATCATACACTAGCTTGTTTCTATAGCGAGACATTGTATCACGTAGGTATTGCTCTGCTTTAACCTTTGGAAGGTTACCTACATCAATATAAAAAATTCTTCTTTCAGGAGCACGAGAAAGTCTGTATATAACCAACGCATCTTCAATCATGCGGAGTTGATTTAGAGACTTGATTGCTTTATGTAAGAATCCAAGAGTCATTCTCTTGTTAAGATCTTGCAATCCAGATGGAATAAAGGTAACAGAATCAACTGCCATCTTAATACCCTGAGACAATGACATGTCTCCAATAGGTCCAAGAGTACCACCTTTATAAAAACCTTTTGGATTATATAAGAAATAATCTACGAAGGTTCCATATTCAACTTCTAATGCTGTTCCTTTTATTGCCTGTCTCTCAACAGAACTCTGTGCTTTATTTTGATCTAACTTCTGACGAACTCTCTTGATCTTCATGGGATCAATGTAGCGGAGTTCTGTAATACCCTTCTTAGGATTCTCTAAATCTATTACTTTATGATAAAAAAGTCGTCCGTCAATGTACCATGAACGAACGATCTCATGAGCTCTATTATCAAAATTTAGAAGACGCTTGATATAATCAAACTCAGTTCTAATTTTGTTTTTTACTCCAGCACCCATACCTAGATTGTCTAGGTTAATTTCTACTGGACTATCGTAAGCATCACTTACAATAAATTCATTTACTACTTCATCAACTGCACTATCAACTTCAGGATGAATTGCCATGTCGCGATAGCGACGAATCATCTCAAACTCATTACGTGCTTGATTATCAGTATCAACGTATGTTCCATAATAGCCACCTGCTGCTACAGCAATAGGCTCATCGGCTTGAGGAGGGACAGGGGATTGACCCTTCTTTCCCTCCTTCCGATTAATCTGGAAGCCAAATAACTGACTCATAACTAATTCCGTTTAATACTCTTCAAATAGTATTTATTATACCACAGGAATTGCACTTACGCCAGCTCTGGAATCATTACCAGCACCAGCAGTAAAGTAAGAGTATTGGAATTCAACTGAGAACTCTTCAATTTGGTCGTTGCTATCATAAGCAAGATCAATTTGAGAGACGTTAGTTGGGAAACAATACTTGAGATTATACTCTCTTAATACTGAACCTGTTGCTGAAGAATCTTTCTCTAACTGTTTAACTCCAAGATCTGCTGTATAACCAGAAGAATTATTAGGAGTGAATAGTTGAGAAGTATTCTCTTCGTGTGTGTTAATACTATTAGCCCACTCTTCAAAGAACGAACGGAGTTTGAAGTCCTTATCGTTAAAGAATGTTGCAGTCCAAGTATCGAAGGTGCGATCACCAGCGATCTTAACTGTTCTTCCCCTGAACGGAACTTCGATTACACCTAAGTTTGAACCAGGAAGTGCTGCGGATTTACAGAGTAAGTTTACTAGATCTTGATCTTCTACCTGATCCTTGCTTAATGCAGCAGGGAACTGGATGTCGATCAGATACATATTGGGCTTTACACCTTGCCCAATAGTTTGTAAAAATTCTGATACGTTTGACCTTGCCATTTTTAGTTGCCTCTTTAATGTTTATCTAGAATAATAATTATCTACCAACAACTTCACTGAAGTTAACTCCAGTTCTTGTTGCAGTAACAGTAACAGTAACATAGTTAATTGAACGAGTTGGCTTGAGGAATAGTTCAGCAACGAACTCATTTCTATCAATCACTTCAGGGGTATTGTTACTCTCGTCACAAACTACTAAGAAGTCTGTAACACCTCTACGTGCCTGTACCTCAGAAAGGTAAGAACTAATAGATGCATTAAAGTTACTACGTGTAGTAAAGTCATTCTGTTCAAAGAGTACTCCTTCTGCTAATGCTTTAGCTCTCTTCTCAACATTCAGGAATAAACGACGAACGTTAATTCTGTCAAATGCAGATGGAGAAGCAAGTGCAGTCTTGTCACCAAATAGTACTGGACCTGAACCAGGCATTGATACTATTGGGTTAACTCTACTTGTATACAGATCGTCACGTTGTGCCTTATTAGGATTGAAGGCAAGTTTAACAACGTTCTGAATACCACCACGACTCATTCCAGCAGGAGAGAACCAATCATCAAGAATGTTAGAAGTAGAAACACAAGTACCTGCGACATCACCG